TCAAGCAGCACGCTTCCCCCTTCTGGCCATCGCCAGGGCACCCAGCAACAGCAGGCCGCCCGAGAACATGAGCGCCGGGGCCAGACCAAAACGCAGGTATACCCCGGACGTGAGCAGACCGAAACCGGCCAGCCCGATAACATCGGTAATAAGTGATTTCATAGAATTAAGAGGTCGTCGTCCGGATCAAGGGATGAGAGGAAATCGCCAGGCTCTTTCAGCATTACCCGTCCAATCGCCATGATTTCTGCTACTGCACCATCGATTTTGTTTTCATTCTGCTCCTTGATTGGCTTCACCACGTCGTCATTACCCGGCAGATACTTACCTACGACGTTGCTGATACACCAGCTCATAATCGGGTTTCCGTCGTGATGAAAGCGGCCTGACTCAATGGCTGCTTCAAGCTCCTTCATCGGATCAGACATATTGGTGTAGTTCTGGATGATAGTGACAGGGTTCAACCCCTCGTCAGCCAATTCATGGGAAAGGCCGGTTGCGCCAAATGGGTCAATCGGTGATTCACTGACTGGGTTCAGTTTGTTTGCCGCTTTTGCCTCTTCGAGGATGTATCGGTAATCGACTTCAGCCCCATCGGTCACAGTGAGTAACCCCATTTCGACCCACTTCTGAAATCGCTCCGCAGTACGACGATCTTCATTTTTTTCAACACTGAAAACCGTGTCATAAGGCACCCAGAACCGAGGAGCAACACTGTAGTAATGTGTCTTGCCGTCGATCTCCCTAGTGAACAACCGCGCCATACTGTTCATATCCAGCTTGCGCGCCAGGTCAAAAGCCAGAACACATGGTTGACCTTCGAACATTTCCAAGGTCAGGGTTTTATCTTCGCAGTTCTGCCAGGATACCAGGTTGAAGAAAGCTGCCCGGGCAGCGACCCAGATATTGAGATGCTTGGTTTTGAACACGCCAGCCTGGCGAGCATTATTGATAGCACGCTGTTGCTGGCTTAACAGAAAGTCGCGGTAGACTGAGACACCCATATTCGGGTTGGCTTTCTCAAGCACCTTTGGATCAGTCCAGTCGTCACCTTCATCAACCGTATAGATCACGCCAAACAACTCGTCGTTGGGTACCGTGCCGTTCAGCATTTCAATCACTTCACGCCGTTTGTCGTAGCATGGACCTTCAATGTTGTAACCTGCTGTGGTGATCGCCCACATCAGCGGTTGTCGACGCGCCCCCATACCCGTCAGCATAGTGGTGTAGAGCGAATCTGTTGGGTGTTCGTGATACTCGTCGACAATCGCACAGTGCGGTGAAGCGCCGTCCCCTGGGTTACCAATCAGCGGCTCAAAACGCGCGCCATCTTCTGGCCGGTTCAGGTTGGACGCATTAACTTCGATCCCGAACGCTTCCACCAGCAGCGGTGTGCGCTTACACATCAGGCGAGCTGGTCTGAATACTTCCCACGCCTGCTTTTCAGTTGTGGCTCCGGAATATACTTCAGCGCCAAACTCGTTATCACAGGTAAAACAGTACAGTGCCACACCCGCCGAAATGGCCGATTTCCCGTTTTTACGCGGTATCTCCGTGTAAACCTCGCGAAATCGACGAAGCTTCGATCCTTTCTGGACCCAGCCAAAGGCGCAGCACACAATAAACAGTTGCCATGCCTCCAGGGTGATCGGCATCCGCTTGAATGCCCACTCTCCTTTTGTATGTGGCAACAACTGGATAAATTTCGCAGCCTTTTCTGCCATATCTTTATCGAAGCGGTAACGAAATTTCTTACTCTTTTCAGCCGCCATGTCATCGATATGACGCTGGCAGGCCTGAATGACAAACTGGCACGCCGGAATTTTCCCCCGCACAACGTTGCGGGCGTATTGATTCGCGGCGTTTACGTTGGGGTACGATTTCCGGCTCATGAGTTGATCATCTTCAGGAATGGGTTAGAGGTTTTCTTCTGTCCGGCAAGGCCGATCAGTCGCTGACGACTACTGGGGTCAAGGCCAAGCATGGAGCCGGTAGAACTCATCTCCGATTCCTGCTCTTTCTTTGCGGTTAGCTCAGGGTTTTTTATCTTCCCCCCCATAGCACCAGTGATGGACAGCCCATCTCTGGCGATATTTTTAACCGCCCTGCGCCAGAACTCATAGGCAACACACCAGCGCTCAAGTACGGCAAGATCGGTAACACACAGTAATCCCTGACCACATAATTCTTTTGTGGTCAGTTCCCACATGACGGCCGCCATTGGCAGACCGTCATCCTCAGAAAACCAGTCAGGTGGTGCCACACCTTTAATCGGTGTGAATACAGGTTCCTCTTTATTCAGGGCTCGTTTGCCGGGGTTCCCTGCCAGCTCCTTGCGCGCCGTTGGCTTGGGGCGACGCCCGGAACGCCCCGCCGTTCCAGCCATAAGCGACACTCCTGGTTAAATTTCATTTTTCGCGGGTATAAAAATACGAGGAGGCGGGCAGTCCCGAAGGCACGCGGTCTCAGAGATTTGACCTCCCCCTCCCCTGCCCGATGATGACAATTATTCTCATTTGAGCCGCTCACGCGCGGTCTTCGCGGCGTGACATGACCAGCAGAGGCTTTCAAGGTTGCTGTCTTCATCAGCACCGCCGTGGGCCTTCGCTTTGATGTGGTCCACGCAGGACGCCTGCTTCACGATCCCCTGCCGCAGATGGTTCTGACACAGCCCTTTGTCACGCTTAAGTATCCGCTCCCGGATAACTTCCCACTTTGTTCCGTATCCACGCTGCTGTCGTGATAGACCTGGCTTGTAGGATTTCCAGCCTTCACCTTTGTGATTTTCACAGTAGCCAGATGGGTCTGTTGTGGTAAAACGGCAGCCGCGAACACGGCAAGCCTTTGGTGTTCGTGGTGGCATTAATAACTCTTCGATGGGGGTACGTGTTATGGGCTTAAAAAACCTCGCAAAGACGAGGCTTCTTGATATTAATGTTAATGATACTTGCCCATTTAGTAATTGGGCACCCAAATTACCTCATCCCCTTGCTTTTCTCGCTCCGAGATCCAGTCGTCTATCCTTCTGTTAAAGTCCTCAACATCTGCGTCACTACAGCCACTACCAATGAATATATCCGTCCATTCCTTTGCGTAAGGACCTGCGCCTTGGAATGTTTCAGTACCACCAGGATGTTTTATTTTCCTTACCCGAACTGTTGCCATTATGCCCCCTTTAGATAGAGGAAAAACATTATCACAGGTGCATAGCAAATGCCTTATGCAAGGCCATCATCTCACTGGTTGAGGCCCTACTATTTATTGTGATCATTCCGGCCATGATTTTCCTTAGTTTCCCCGTTATGATGTTAACTCAGCTCATCAGTGGAGTGACACTAATGCACCCATCAGATGAGGGATGACTGATTACCTCTGATAAGGATTATTATGGCTACCACCTCTTGCCCAAAATGCTCCTCAACAAGATTTGAATTAAAAGAACATCCTGTTGCTAACAGTAAATATAGAATTTTATTTATTCAGTGTTCTTCATGCGGTGCTGCAGTTGGAACTACGGAATATCAAAATACGAACTCCCTTATTCATAACCTTGCAAAAAAACTTGGATTTAGCATTTAAGCCTGAATAGCAGGCATTTTGTTAATGCCTGCTGTAATGCTGCTAGTCGCCGAGTTGCAACACACCGTGATCCAGTGACCCGGAATAGGCAATCAGCCCGGTGTACTCAGGGATAACCTCACCATCATCAGCTTCGAACTCAGGGATTGTCCCGGTAGTGATGGTGTATTGTGGCTGGCCATCTTCTTTCGCGAAGGATGCCAGGTCTTCAATCTGCTTAGCTGTAAGAACTACTGTCATGCTCATTCCTCAGTTGTTAAAAAACCCCGCTATTGCGAGGCCGATATATTTGTTTTGATGTTGCTGATCTATGGAAAAGTGACACCAAGAACAGAGAGAGCGTTTTTCTTTTCCTCGATACGTCTATCCAGTTCAGCTACTGCATGCGGACGTATGGCCTCAAGAAAGACATTATCCTGATAGGTTGACTGGATTGTCACACCAAGCCCTGCACAACTTTCCAGTATGCTTTTCTGTCGCTGTAGCTCTTTCATCTCGTTATAGATGTAATGCGCGTTACTTAGGTTCTCTACGTTCAAGACCTGACTCCTTCAAGCAGTTAGCCTGTACTGATTTGTTGTGCGCCAGAATGTCCCGCTTCGTCTGCTTATCCAGCACGGCAATGTCGTGCTCTGTGAGGTAGATGATGTTCACCCAGTCACAGGCAGTGTCCGTTACTTCAGGTTTTGCGGGTATATCTTTCGCGCAACTCGCGGTCAACATCGTCATCAGGAAGATGATTAACAGTCTGCTGTACATCCCTGGCTCCTTTTGTTGTTTCTACCCGGCGTTCGGCTACCGCTTCAGTAGCTGCTGCACGTTCTTCAGTGCGCTGCTGGTCCGCTTTTGTTTCGGCGATACTTGTACCGCGTGATTTACCCAGACCAAAAGCACCTGCTATTGCAGCCAGCACAGCAACGGCCAGGCCGATAATCATTTCAAGTCCCATAGTGACCTCATACCAGTGCGGCTTTTGCTTTGGAGTAACGTTCACGGCGGTCGTTAATGCCGTTCTGCCCGCCGTTAATAATCTGCGTTACACGTTCCACATCACCCGAATACATCAGGCAACCGCGTAACGTGAAGTACCACGCCGCCGAACGAGCCGCATGTCGCTCCTGCGTTAGCAGTTCCGGCGTACTGACAAGGTCAAGTTTCAGCGCCGCACCGCATTTGGTGTAGTTCTCACGACCAGTGATTTGAAGCAGTCCACGACCGCGATATTTCCAGCCGTCACCCTGGCTGTTATTCCCCATGCGGTCACCGTAAACCAGATTGGCTATTTGCGGCTGGTGAGCGACCTGCTTACCATCGACACGCCCCAGCATTTCGCACTGATACGGCGTCAGACGCTTACCAAAGGTTTTCTTCAGCCCCTCAACCGAATAGTTGAAGCTTTCTACCAGCGAGGTAAAGCCATTGGATTCGTGCCCGACTTGTGCAATGAACATGGCTTGATCATTAACCGCTGTAATTCCAAACTCTTTCATTGCCGCATCAATATGCGGAAACCAGCGTGCAGAACCCCCGGCGCTGATACCAGCCGCCTGCTGAAATTGTGATTTGTTCATATGTGTACCGGATTAAACCACTATTAATGGTAGGGATTAGAATTCACCTAAGATGATAAAATTCAATTTAATTTAAGTCACAATGAGACTTAAGATAAATCCTAATGGTTTCATCTTCTTTGCGGGTTGTGGCGATGTCGTTGCGACTCGCTTTTTTATTTGTGAACAGCATCAATGAGCCGCGCTACGTTACCTCTGACGGCGGCCAGCACAGACAGGAAAATAATGTTGGCCCCAATAGTGGCCCACGATGAGTAAGGGTAGATACCGCACAGATACGCCAGCGGTACGGCACTATAAATGACCGTAAGCAGCCAGGCTAAGCGAGATATCCAAGGTCGATGCCGGGAATCACCGCGACGGTAAAACATCAGGGTCAACACTACCCCAGCGCAAAGCAGCGCATTGATTGTTGCCGATGGGTCATTTAGTACCACCTGAACCTCCCCGGCGCGTTATCAGCGCCACCAGCGAGCCGGCATCCTGATTATTCAGAAACGTCAGGATTTTGACAGCTAAAGCAGAAACGATTACGGCTCCGATAGCGTCCAGAGGCTTATCACTGTAACCAGTCCAGTCAGCCAGCTTTGAACCAACCAGCCCTGAGCAGATGATCCCGGCGATGTAGGACACGACAAAATACGCCAGCCGGCGCGCTGTACTCAGGTCCGCGGCGGTTGCAATGTAAAATACAGATCCGGCAAATGCGCCAAATACCACGCCGTAATCGGTTCCGGAAAGAAATCCATAGACACTGGCCCCCGTCAGGACACCACCAGCCAGTCCAGTACCGGAAATCGGATCGGACATTTAGCCCCCCTCTTTATTGCTGTGAGTCCTCTCAGAAATGAGGGGAAATAGGTTCAGGCTTCACGGGCTGGATTTATCAACAAAGCACGTAGCGGATGATTCCCGTGAGCCTGAAATGAAAAAGGCCACCGTGCGGCAGCCTCAAAGTAAGCAGGATTGTTTACATAGGTGGGGTGAGAGGACTTTCTAACACCTCTGCTTCACCGTTAAGGCAAATGTCATCGCCACTTGTAACTCGTAGTGTTATGTTTTCTAACACTCAACAAGGCATTTTTCTATGTGACTTATTCCTGTGAACCTCATCAAAATCAAGAGATATAAAAATGATATCATTTTGTAGTCTTTGATATAACACTAAGAAAATAATTAATTCACAAAAAAAACATCTTCCTCTTTTTTGATTCCTTCTTCCGTTCTCTGTAATAACAATTCAATTTGTTTATAAATTTCTATTTTGTCAACATTAGCTTTAGGGTCAAAAAAACTATCAGAAATATATTTCATGATTTTAAGAGATTCCGCAAAATTTTCATTGCTACCAATCAAAAGTTGAATGTAGTTGTGTTGGCGTTCTATTTGATGTGCCAGTTCTAAAATTTTTGCGTAAACTTCTTCTGGAGCATTTTCTAACGAACAATCATTCCCAGCCAGTTCACGTTGGATATGAATAAGCATAATTCCTGAATCAGATGTGAACATAGACATTTTCATTCTAAGATTGTCTATAAAATTTTGTCTATTTATAATTATTTGTTGCCTGAGCATTTGCTCTTTATTAGCTTTTATCGCTTTGAGTGCAATTAGAGCTGGGATTGCACCACCTATTAATGTCGCTAAACCAGATAAAATTGCAGAGCCATAATCAGGAGATGATTCAACAATAATAGGTGGGATGTTTTTGATTGAAACAATTGTTGACTCAAAAAGACTAGAGTCAATTAATTTAAATGAAATACTATGCCACATAGCGCCTCCGGTGTAGGGGGGCTATGTTATCAAAAATCCCGCACTTATAGCGGGATTTTTATGTTTGTTGCTCAGTTTACTTTAATGTCCCGAGCCTACCACAATTTAAGCACTTACTGGCTCATCTTTCAAATAAAATTTGCTGCTATCTGTGTCGAACGCATCACAAAGTGGTGCGTAAAGCATCGATTCCGCAAGACTTACCCATGTATCAATTCGGCGGCGGCAGGTCATGAAGGTCCATTCAGGGTGTTTTTGCTGTAGCTCAGTTGCCATCTGGCGCTTGCTCTTGCGCAGGCGGTGACGGTCAACGATCACGCCATAGAGAGAACGGTAATCATCATTCATCAGGACGGCAGCAATGACGCCGTCGATTTTCAAGCCCTCATCATCAGAGCAGAAGGCTAGGCCGCTTTTGTTCTTCCCTTCAAGAATCTCTCTGAAGAATGCTTCCAGTTCGGGCTTGCTGATACCCGCTTTCTTCATCCGTCGTAGCGCTTCGTTGATTGCTGTTTTGGTGATTTTCCCGGATGCCAGTAGCTGGTTAAACATGTTCCCTCCACTACCACCGCCGATATAAGACCAGCGCCCCCACATGCGCAACTTACCCTGCACCCAGATGCTTTCCAGAGTACGAAGGCGCACCATTTCACCAGCATTGCCAACTTCAGAAGGATTAATCATTAAGCTTTCTCCATTTATGCCAGCACGCCAATTGCCAGCGCTCGATCTATAACCCGAAAAACCATCACCAATTGGTCATCGTATTTCGCTTCAAATGCCACGGGATCAGCATGCAACTCGTTGTGATGTGCTCTGCACAGCGGTATCACAAATAAGTCGTGTGCTTTTGTACCCATTCCCCCCTGCCCGTGGCCAATCAGATGGTGGGGGTCGTCTGCTGGTTTATTGCAACATACGCAGGATTGTGTTTTTACCCAGCGGGTGTAAGTCTCATTTATCCAGCGGCGTCGCTTTGGCCTGAGCATGAAAGATTCTGGAGACTCCGGATCAACAGAGAGCGTGAGGATCTTCTTCGCCTTCTCCTGCACGAGGCTGGTTGCAGAAGCGGAAGGCACAATGTCGCTTTCCCTCATAACCGCGCGGATCTTCTCATCCGGAAGGCGTAGCCCCTTGTGCGCAACGCTTTCCGGAATAACATCAGCCAGGTCGTTTCTGACCATCCACCAGCACAGTTCCGGAAGCGTCAGGACATGCGACTCGGGAAAACCAGAATCACGCTGAATGACTTCCAGAATCCAGGATACCAGGTTTCCTGCCGCTATACCTGCAAGCTGCTCAGTATGCTGCCCGGACAAAGTGTGATCGCAATGCCAGCACAGGCGAATGCTTCCTGGTGGGTGCCGTATTGTTGTGAAGTTCTTGTCGTGCCACGTTGAATGTGGCCACTGGCATTCAAACCTTGAACTCAGCCACTGCTCGAGGGAAGCCAGCCCACCGGCGCGATGAATAACCCGCTCATTCTCGAAGACCTGCCGCATTACCGGATCATCAGCCAGCGGCTGAATGGCTGCGGGAACAGCCCCGGTACTGAATGACGCCATTTCTTCTGGTTCTGGCTCAAGCAGAACGCGACCGCGCATGAAGATGTGCATCAGTTCCGCACCGGGACGGAATAACACAATCCCCATACGATGGGCTATTTCAGGAGTGAGTAACGCCCTCAATTATCGCCCCCGGCCAGTTCTTTATCGTGGGTGAATTTCCCGTTCCAGGTCACCTTCATCGGAAGCTTCCCTTTCAGATAGTTTTTGTAGAGCCAGATGGCCCCATCACGGAGCAGAACCGGCTGATAGGTAGTAAAGCTAACTGCTGAATTTGGAGAGACTTTGCTGCTTTTCTCGGTGAGGTATTTATCGCGAGCGTAAGATCGGACACGCCATTGCGCATTGCGCCCTTCCGGATTGTCGTCATATAACCAGTTCGCCGAAACAAGCCATGCACTAATTTTTGAGGTGTTAACGCCATTCAGACGCTTACAGAACTGCACAGGGGAAAGCCCGTCAGTGAAGAGACTCTCGAGATGCTCTATATATTCGGCCTGCTGGTGGCTGAGTGCTTCAGCCTGCTGCTTTGCCTCCATAGCGTCCGCCCAGGCTCGCGCCAGAGTGATTGGGTCAGACATATTGGGAAGCATGACACCGTGGACCTCACGGAGATTGAAGTAATGATCTTCAAGCTGCTCAAAGAAGTCCCAGGCAAATTCGGTTTCAAGCATTTTCGCATGACGGGAAGCGCCACGCTCAGTCCAGAGATAAAGGCTGCGAGCCTTTGATGATATTTGCACACCGCTGAAAGAGTTGCGCAAATTTTCGACTTCTTCACCCTCAATTCGGAAGTAATGCTTACCCTCAACAAAACGCATTTTGTTGCGGTTAAAGTTATTAGTGATGTTTTGCGCTGTTGTACCGTAACCGCTGGCTAGTGATTCCGTAGTCACTACACGCTGATTGCGATAAGTGATCACCGGCACCGACGAATGATTAACGGAAATTACTGATGAAGTGCTATTTTTGGGCGTAGCAGTGCCCATAACATGATGATTGCTCATATTATCTCCATACTCTGATTGTTGCGACGGGCCTGCACGCCCGTTTCGCTTGCACTTTCCGACATTACTGCCATAACGACCAATATTCAACCCACAGCTGGACATATAACCACCTCTTTTTTATATGCCGTTATGGTTATCTCAACTTTTCCCTTCGGTACTATTGGCCCCCATTCCACCAGCATGCGCTTAATCTGGCTGTCGTCTTCCCAGACACCCGCATGCGTCAGCGCGTCAAACAGGGCTTTGTTGTAATTATCGATATCCCGGCGGCGCGCATCCGGCGGGTACAGAGTGATTTCTACCGCTGCCAGTTCAGTCGATGGCTTCGGGAGACGTCGTAATTGCTCAATGATCGCCACGCAGGTAGCGCTCTGGTATTTACGACCATCAGCGCTAATGAGGTGACGACCGGCCAGCGGCCCCTTGTTAGGGGCGCGCCAGTAAGTGTTCACGCTCGGAGGAAAAGGCAGGATCAATTTCACGCGGCCTCTCCCCGCATATTGCGAACAAGTTCAGAAGCTGAAGTAATGATTTCGCTGGTGGCCGTTCGTTCCAGCCAGAGGCGATTGATGTTGGCTTTCAGTTTGTTCTGCTGGGCCTCGCTCAATACATCAACACCTTCCACCTGGTTAAACACCAGACCAACTTCGAGAGGCCAAATTCGTGACTCAGTTTCCGGTGGTGCTACTGGTTCCCTAGCTGCCTGCATTGCAATTGTTTGCTCTTTACCAACGGCGAATTGAGCCAAAGCCAGAAACGCCCGCCCTTTTGCCTCCAGTTCTGAACGGTTCATATAGCTGAACCGCTCTCCACGCCATGACTTATCGAATACAGCTATGGCACCAGCAAAAAACGCGCTGGTGGGCTTCTGTTTTTCGTCAGCAGGTATAAACCACACAGGCAGATCGAACCCAATGCGCCCACGGATGAATACGATGTGATCGGCATCTTCCGGCCACCACGTTTCGCTCGGCGCAGCTTTTATCAGGAATACATAACTCCCGCCCTTTTCGCGCTGGGCTGCTGCGTAGTTCATGATGTGCGTCATGCCGGTGATCGCCTGTTTCTCGTGGTACTGCGAACGGCTATACGGTGGGTTGCCATAACCAGCGCCACCCAGTTCTGCAAGACGTTCAGACCAGTCCTGCGTCAGCGCATTATCTTCGGCGGTGTACCATGCCGGGCACTTCGCGTTGTCGTCGTCAGCAAACAAGTCCAGAACTAATGGCCCAAATAGCGCGTTGATACCCCAGAAAAGCAGATCCGGTGTCCGCCACTGATCGCCAACTTCTTTCAATTCGTGGGCTGGTTGGCTACGTAGTGCCGCCAGCGCCTGGCAATATTTGTTTAACGTCATCCTCTGAACCCCTCTGGAATCGTTGTATCAACCGGACCAAAAGCCATCACATCGCGCTTTTTCGCACCCCAGTCTGCGCGTTTAGGCCGTCCTTTCTGATCCCAGCGGGTAGCGCTTTGCAGATAGCTCTCGAATTTCTTCGGGCCAAACAGCGTTTCCGGGCGCATGTACTGGTACTGCTCGTCGTTCTCGTGCCAGTGCTCATGCTTCAGGTCGATAACCAGTTGCAGGTCTGCAACGCTGTACCCCTCACGCAGTCGGGCACGAATGTTCTCCAGGGATGTTTTTGATTTCTGATACCGGGATCCGCTGATCTGGTTCAAATGGGTCAGAACCAAAATTGCCTGGTCGGTAATCACAACTTCAGGGTCTGGTTGCGCCGCAACCGGACAAGAGGGTTTTGAAGTTACTTGTGGATCTTGTGTTGATTTTACTGACGGATCCCCGCCAGATTCTGACAGGTCAAAACCGCCGTTTTTGCCAGATTTCGACGGGTCATTTTTTGATGCGTCAGATTTTGATGCGTCAGATTTTGATGTGTCAGAATCTGACAGTTGAGAAAATGCGGCTGCCTGAAGTTTATCCACATTCAGGCGGTAAACGTTCGACGCATTACGGTTACCATTACGGCGCTGTGTACGCGTGAGCCAGCCATCTTTTTCAAGCTTAGCGATTGCCGTTCTGATAGTGCTCGGCCCAGCACCAAGCTGGCGAGCGATAGTTTCAATGGACGGCCAGCACACCCCCTCATCGCTGCTAAAATCAGCCAGACGAGCCATGATCGCGACACTAGACAACTTCATGCCCGACGCCGCGCAACCATCCCATACGTAGCCGGTTAATTTAGTGCTCATGATCGTCCGTTATCTCCCTGAACTTTTGCCTGAAATGCTCAAGTGGGCTGAAGCATTCGTGTGGATAGCCATCACGCAGGTAGATGACACGCTGTGTTTCTGGCTCCCAGCGGATAACACGGACTGGCACTCCGCGGTGGTCTGTGAACCTTCGGTTAAGTTCGCGCACAGGCGTTTTGCCCTCCGGTAGTAGACCCCCACAATTACAGAGGCCTGACTGTGGTTACATGACACCCAGCGATTTGATACTTTGCATTCATACCGAAACAGCGGAAGACCCGGAACCGGGATCATTCGTAGTTGCGGTAAGTGAGGATTTACGATTAAATTGCTCATGCGGATTATTTCTCCATACTCGAAGAGTTGTTCGCCAAGGCGCCCGGAGCTGCACACTCGCGGGCGTCACTCTTTTTTGCGACACAAAAAACTCGGTAAAGTAGCGTGACGTGTTCCTGAAACTTCGCTATCACCTGGTAGCTGTTCTCTTCAATCTGAGCCCGTTCTTCAGCATCGATCACCCCATCAGCTGTAGCCTTACGCACAAAGGTAGAATGACGGCCAATCCATTCAATTGACTCCATCAGGCGCTGGTTGATATCGGCGTTATCCAAATCATCAACATCTGCCAGTGGTACAAAGACGCCATGAGAATGACGAGCAACAGCATCAGCAATATGAGTCGAACCACCAGCGCGCTGTAGAACCATCGCCCAGCCCAATGGGAAGATCTGATCGCCGTCAATTCTGAGGCGGTTAAACAGCGCGTTTTCTGTTACCCCCAACCATTCCGCCGCTTCGGCGTAGCCACCAGGCAGGTCGGTAATCGTTTTTTTAATTGCGACCACCAGCCAGGCTGGCTGACGATCGACTTTCCAAATAGGTTCGTTACCCACGGTTAACCCCTTAATTCTGTGGTTATAATCACGCAGCCGAATGGCTACGCTTTTCATAAAGTGATTGGTCTACTTTCAAATCACCTTTCGTCAGCGCTTGGATCTCAAATGCTCGTCCCTTTGGAATAATTTCATCCCAGCCCGACACGGATGCATGAGAGATATTCAACGCCTTAGCGGTTTTCCCTACGCCACCGAAGTAAGAAATAACGTCATTCTTTTTCATTTTTCCCTCTGGAGTTAAGTAATGCAGTGCACTGATAGTAGGATATCTTACATTTAATGGTCAAGCACTCCTACATCATATAATGGTAGGATTGCCTACATGAAAATGAATGATCGAATCCGAAGCAGACGAAAAGAGCTCAAGATGACGCAAGCTGTCCTGGCAAAGCTTGTCGGGGTTAATCGCGTCACCATCACCGGGTGGGAATCCGGTGACTACAAACCGGGTGGTGAAAACCTCCAGGCGCTGGCGGCTGCATTAGAAAAGACACCGCAGTGGTTACTGGATGGAAAGGATGATGGAAGTCAGCATCCCCCAACCATGGACCCAGAGCAAAGATTCGGAATTAGGTCAGTTCCCGTTCTCACATGGGTACAGGCCGGGGAATGGACGGCCAATAGCGGAGCGATCACAGAGCGGGACATCCATGACTGGGTCTATACTTCGGCTGCCGTTTCTGAAAGCGCATTTGCACTCATTGTTCGCGGTGACTCGATGACTAACCCTACAGGTGCACCAAGTATCCCCGAGGGTTCTATTGTCGTTGTAGAACCTGATTTTGGTGATGCCAGTCAAGCTAATGGTAAAATTGTTATTGCACAGCTTATGGGAAGTGATGAAGCCACGATTAAAAAGTTCGTCATTGATGGGCCGCTGAAATACCTAGTACCTCTCAATCCCAATTACAGGATTTTAGAAGTGAATGGCAACTGCCGATTGGTAGGGTTAGTAAGACAGGTAATAATGGATTTATAAGAAAACCGGGAATACCCGGTTTTTTTTCGCTCCTCAATGTAAGTTATCCAACATTTTCACTTGACCTCAAATAGTAAGTTATCCTACATTAATCACATCAACAGCGAACAGGCAGGACGCCCACGAAGTAGCCGCCGGTGGCATATGAATAACCGGATGATTCGCTGACAGGTGTCTTCGGGAGGGGTTGCGAAGCTGGCTTGACCACCAGCAACAGAAACTCAGCCACGATACGGAGCCGTTAACCCACGGCGTGGAGTGTAAATACCGTAGGGGTTGTAGCTGGTTGGTCCCCAGCGCCCCGCCCGAAGATACCTACCACCGCGCCTGATGTGGTTAAAAGCAGGCCAAAGCAATAACAAGTAACTCCCTGTTCTGGCGGCCCGGTGTTTTCCCGTTTGTCCGGTAACCGCCAGCCTTTTTCAGGGCACAACAGAAAAGGGCATCACCGGGCGACGGGCTCATAACCCAATCCACCCGGGCAAAAGAAAGCGGTCTCTGCAAGCCGCCGACCAATGCAGGTGCCCTTCTCTGTTGTGTATGGAGAAAGTTCGGCGGTGGCAGCCGCCTTAACGAGGGTAAAACCATGAGTAATGACCGCATGACCGTAGTGCCAGATTTTCTTGGCGAACTGGATGCCGGCGTGTTCATGAACAAAATCGCGGCAGCACTTAATACCACCGCGCTTGGCGTTCTGAACAACGGCAACAAAGGCAAAGTAGTCCTCACCTTTGATTTTGAGCGCATGGGTAATTCCGTTGAAGAGAAACGCGTCAAGATCAAGCACAAGCTGAACTACAGCACCCCTACACCGCGTGGTAAAGCCTCCGAAGAGGACACAACCGAAACCCCGATGTGGGTCAACAAAGGCGGGAAGCTCACCATCCTGCAGGAAGATCAGGGGCAACTATTCGGGATCACCGGCGCGGTGGACGGAAAGCTTAAAGCGGCTCAGTGATCCGCAGTAACAAACTCACTGATACCACTTCGAACATCAGCAAATAAGGAATTTTTATGTCTCAGTTAGACAGCGGTACATTTCAGCAGGTAAAAGACCTGGTCCTTTCTGGCTACCACCTGAATGATATTCAGGATCTGGCTTGCCCGACCGCATTGCTTCCAGCGGGTACTGGCGTTGAAAGCCTTGAGCGCTTTTCTCTGGAGCGTTTCCGCTTCCGTGGTGCCATGACCACAACCAGTATTGACGACTTCGCACGTTATTCTAAAGGTTACGCCAGCGACAGTGAGCCAGCTCGTTGCTTCATTGACGCCGACAACATGACCGCCCGTTCAGTGTTCAACATCGGCACCCTGGATAATCCCGGCCACGCCGATAACGTTGCTTCAATAACCCTGAAGAAAACCGCCCCGTTCCGCGCGTTACTGCAGATCGATGGTCAACGTTTGAAGCAAAAGCAAATCGCTGAATGGCTGGAAGACTGGAGCGATTACCTGCTGGCGTTTGATGCTGATGGTAATACGATGCAGATTTCCCAGGCAGCTCAGGCTGTGCGTCGTATCACTATTCAGCAAGCAACACAGCAGGACCATGAAACTGGTGATTTCGCTGGTAAAAGATCGCTGATGCAAAGCGTTGAAGCAAGCAGCAAAGACGTAATGCCTGTGGCGTTCGAGTTCAAATGTGTGCCGTATGAAGGTCTGGGCGAACGCCGCTTTAGCTTGCGTAACAGCCTGCTGACCAGCGATGACCCCTGCTTTGTTCTGCGCATCGTCCAACTTGAAGCACAGGAAGAAGCGATCGCCAACGAATTCCGCGATTTACTGATCAGCAAGTTCGATGGTGAATCAGTGGAAACGTTCATCGGTAACTTTAAAGCGTAATTGCTCTGCATTAAATCCCCGGCGCCGCGGGGATTTATTGAAGCGTAATTCCATTAATTATCGCCAACCGGCGAGGGATTCGTGCAACCAAAATCTGCGCGGTGCAGCGCGCCAATATGGAGAAAACCATGAGCTACATTCAGACATTATCCGGTAAAAAATTTAACTACCTGACCGCCACAATCGACGATATCGATGTTGAGGATATCGCGACTGCTCTTTCCAGCATCTGTCGATTCGCTGGGCATCTGCCAGAGTTCTACAGCGTGGCCCAGCACTCTGTGCTTGTAAGCCAGATTGTACCGCCAGAGTTCGCCTTTGAAGCGCTGATGCACGACGCTGCGGAGGCATATTGCCAGGATATTCCTGCTCCGCTCAAAGCCCTGTTACCTGACTACCAACGCATGGAAACTTATGTTGATGGTCTTATCCGCTTTAAATTCGGTATCTCACTTGAACAAGCTGCTGTCGTGAAATATGCCGATCTAACCATGTTAGCTACCGAGCGCCGTGATCTGGAAATCGATGACGGTTCGAAGTGGGAAATTCTCGAAGGTATTCCCTGCTCTGATCTCGTTCAGGTTATCCCTCTCCGTCCTGGTCAAGCCTATGGCCTGTTCATGAATCGCTTTAACGAACTGGTGGAGCTGCGCCGATGCGCCGCATGAAGGTAAAAGAACTCGTTGCGGAGGCTTTTGCCTCCGTTGCTGAATTGCCACCAAAGCATGCACCGCTTATGCGCGAAGTCGCCACCAGACTGGAAGCTACGTTCGCAGCATTAAAAGAATCTCTGGTGCAACTGGAACAGGAACGTAAAGGTAAAACGCCATGACCGTATTTGAATATCTCCAGGCTCATCCGAATACCACCAGCGGTGAAATCGCCAAAGGTATGAACAAAAAGACACCCGCGGTCGCTGGCGCATTATCGCAACTCTATACCACTGGCCGGATCGTGAAGTCTGGTATTCGCAATGGTATTCCTACATACCGTATTAACGATATGCCGTTTGGGTGCAGTAACAGCTTAACCATGATGTTTAACCAGCTATTGAACACAGCCAGACAGGGAGCTGCACAATGAGTAAATCATTAAATGCACGTTGCATCCGTCGCTGGACAGTCGAATTTAAAGGTCGTTGCGATTCTAAAGTCAGTCCTTGGTGGCGTAAGCACCACCTTCGCAGTTACATCCGTGAGTGCGCCCTGACAACTGCCGACTGCATGGTTGAGCGCATGGCAGAGGACAACGCGCTGGTAGATTTTCAGGGTAATGGTCGCGGCTGGTCACCTGAGTTTTCAGCATGGTACGTCGAACGCCGTGAACAGTATCTCAAAGAGGCGCGCGACTATCTGAACGAGGACGCCACAAATGACGAGGTCGACGATGAAATCCAGAACGAGCTTGAGGCATGGAATGACTAAAAGCATAAACCACACGGCTCACGGTCCTGTATCAATCGAGCGCCTGCACCAGATACGCGAACACCTGAAGCATGATACCCAGTACTCAAACGGCGGGAACAGAGCTTACATTCTCGGTGATATGTTGAATGTGATTGATGAGGTGCTAGCATCGAGGAACGCAGAGCCAGTATTTTTCATCGAGGTTGACGGAGACGACTGGATTCAGGCTGGCAGGATTCCGGGCAGTATGTTTGATTTTAATAATCTGCCGGATGGCGTCAATAAGCTCTGGGCCGCCCCGCAGTCAGCGCCAGTAGTGCCGGATGAAAAACCGATGCCAGAGGCGTCGAAAATGCATGCCATAGACGCTGTAGCTGCAATCGCTGAAGTCAGGGGATGGAACGCCTGCCGCGCCGCAATGCTTAAAGCAGCACCAAAACAGGAGAATATTTAACGTGAACAATTTAATGATCGACCTTGAGTCTATGGGCAAAAGACCGAATGCCCCTATCGTCTCCATTGGTGCCGTATTCTTCGATCCGCAAAGCGGTGAATTGGGTCAGGAGTTTTACACCGCCGTTAACCTTGAAAGCGCTATGGAGCAGGGAGCGGTGCCGGATGGTGACACTATTCTGTGGTGGTTAAGACAAAGCTCAGAAGCGCGATCAGCAATCTGTGTTGATGATGCGATGCCGATATCGTCTGCCCTATCTGAACTGGGCCATTTCATTAATCGGCATTCTGATAACCCAAAATATTTAAAAGTTTGGGGCAATGGAGCTACTTTCGACAACGTTATATTGCGCGGCGCATATGAGCGCGCCGGCCAGGTTTGTCCGTGGCAATTTTGGAACGATCACGACGTCAGAACCATCGTCACATTAGGCAGAGTTGTAGGTTTCGATCCAAAACGAGATATGCCATTCGATGGGGTAGCACATAACGCACTGGCTGATGCCCGCCACCAGGCGAAATATGTTTCAGCGATTTGGCAGAAACTAATCCCAACCACCAGCAACAGCTAAAATTTTCCCCGGGTGCAGCCGGGGTAATGGAGAAATATATGCTGAGCCTCGATTGTGTTCCCATCTCAACTTATTGCAAAGAGACAGGCGAAACCCCGGATGCCATCAACAAACGAGTGCAACGTGGAGTATGGCGTGAAGGGGTTCAGGTGCTAAAGGTCGACGGCGTTAAGGAAAGATGGATTGATCTTAGTGAGGTTGCAAAATGGGCACGACAGAATCGCCTAAGCTCCCGCGCGGCGTAACCATCAGGAAACACCGCAACGGCGAAACCATCAATATTACTTTCACTTATAAAGGGGTTAAATGCCGTGAGCCCCTTTCTAATCTGGACGTAACCCCTAAAAACATCAAATACGCCGAGCGCACACTCGGCGAAATCCACAACAAGATCGAAAGGGGAACATTTGTTTATGCGGAATACTTTCCCCGTTCTACCCGGTTAAAAATTTTCGGCAACGCTGCCGCAGGCAAAACAGTGAAGATGTACCTGGACGAGTATCTGGTTATCTGTGAAACGAGGAAACTATCTCCTTCAACAATTGGCGGATATAAGAAATGCCGAAGCGCGCTGTCATCACTTCATATTTTTCCTGCAAGTGAGTTGACGCCGGCCGCGCTGAAGACATGGATCCAGAACCAGAAAACAACATTGAAGACTATCCGAAACCAACTGTCATTCCTGCGTTCTGCTTTGGATGAGGCAGTGACGGATGGTGTGCTTCAGATTAACCCTGTATCACTAGTAACAGCCTCACGATACCAAAGTGATAAATCAGAGGCAGAAAGTAGTTATGTGGTTGATCCGCTATCACCAGCAGAAGTTGATTCTTTGCTCTCTGCTGCTGGCAATAAGCAGTGGGAGAATCTATTCCGATTCGCGATACAAACAGGACTGCGTAGTTCCGAATTGTGTGCTCTTCGTTGGCGTGATATCGACTTTGTAGGGAAGACTGCACACGTTCAAAATGCCAGTGTAGTTGGCGTCATCAAAGGAACAAAAACAAAAGCCGGTACGAGGAAAGTAGAACTGACTGAAGAGGCATTGGCAGCTCTAGCCAGCCAGAAACCATTCACTTTTATGAAAGATGAAACAATCTTCGAAGATCCAAAAAGTAATAAACCGTGGGCCAGTGCTGATGCGATAAGAAAAAAAGCATGGGTGCCTACTCTACGTAAAGCAGGCATCCGCTACCGTAACCCATATCAGACAAGGCATACATTCGCCACAAGCCATATCAGTCGAGGAACAAACTTGTTCTGGCTGGCGACGCAGATGGGCCATAAGGGACCAGAAATGCTATTTAGACATTATGGCAGATATCTAAAGGAGTACGATAACTCAACGTCCATAAATCATTTGCATAGCCAAATCAAATAAATAATAATCCCTGCACTGATTCCAATGTGGGGATTCCACAATGACCCTTGATAAAATACTTAGCTACATCTCCTCATTTGGTACTTTTATTTCGGCGCTCGCAGCACTCTATGCTATATGGCTAACAATATTCCAACGTCGACTGTCATACAAACCAGTATTGATAGTTAGTGACATTCCAATAAAATCAATATCTAAAGACAGAAATACGTTTAGTATTGATTGTTTAGTTGCCAAGGATGCCATAAGAGCAAAAATAAATAACATTGGTCTAGGTGCAGCAACATCTTTAAAATATCGCTGGGAGTACGATTATAAAAAACAAATAAAAGAATATCAATTTTGCTACCTTAATAATAATGGCAAAGAAGATGATCTTTGCATTATTAGCGAGTCATATGGGTTTGTAAACTTTAAGTCTGAAACTAATGATATGACCTTCTCAGAATTAGAGCGTAATATGGATGTGGACTTTATATTACCTTATAACTCTAAAAAAGAAGGCACTGAATTAAACGTCCCATTCCCAGCCTTAATTATAATGTCAAACATACTCTTTACACATTTCACAAAATTAAATAGTGAAGCTAAAAAAATAGTTGGACCTAAATTAATAGTCGAGTATCAAGACTTAGAAGGAAAAGTCACTGTGAATGAATGGCAATCACAGATGGAGCTGACATATATAACCTTTGGGAATCCAAAAATTCAGTCCCAATGGTCTATCAGATTTACTCCAGTAGCAAAAAAATGGACACACAAGGGATTACAAAAGATACGCAAAAGCTACGTTGATTTTATGAATGAAAATACTCTAAATAAAAACAAATAGTTAGATTATTTCGGACGCTGGTTCAACTCCCGCCAGCTCCACCAAACATTCATTCATGATGCATCATGAACCTTAAAAAAGCCTGTAACTTCAACGAGTTGCAGGCTTTTTTGTTGCATGTGTGGTCATGATCTCTGTATGAATCTTGACCTTTTGGCACCATGTTTAGCACCACGGTATCGTGGGGCTAAAAAAGCGTGGTGCTAAAACATGCCTAAGCAACTGAAACCCTTAACAAATGTGGAGATCGCTGGCGCGAAGCCCCGTAGCACGAATTATGAGCTACGGGACGGTGAAGGCCTGTACTTGCTGGTTAAGACTTCAGGGAGGAAGGCCTGGCATTTCGAGTATTATCATCCCGTCACCAAAAAACGCACCAAAACCAGCCTTGGCCCTTACCCGGTCGTTACACTGGCCATGGCTCGCGAAACTCGCACGAAATACAGACGACTGCTCTGGCAGGGCATCGATCCCCGTCAACACTTAGCAGGAATAGCCGAAGAAAAACGCATCCAGAATGAATGCACACTGGAAAAAGTTGCGGAACAATGGCTCAAAGAGAAGAAACGGACCAGCGATCTTAGCGAAGATCACGCCAAAGATATCTGGCGTTCGCTGGAGATGCACGTCTTCCCTTCTCTGGGTAACACGCCCGTCACCGAGATCCGCCCGAAGATGCTCAAGGAGCACCTCACCCCGCTGGAAGAACAGGGCATCCTCGAAACACTGCGGCGTGTTATCTCACGGCTCAATGAAATCTTCCACTTCGCCATCTCCGAAGAGCTTATCGAGTTTAACCCAGCAGACAACCTGGTCGCCCGCTTCAAGAAACCGAAAAAGCAGAATATGCCCGCCCTTCACCCCAGCGAGCTGGGCAGACTGATGCTGGCGCTACAGAACGCCTCTATCCGCAAGGAAACCCGCTGCCTTATCGAATGGGAGCTACTGACCTGGGTTCGCCCCGGCGAAGCCGTTAGCGCCCGCTGGTGCGACATCGATATGAAAAAAGCGGAATGGCGCATCCCCGACACCTTTATGAAGATGAACCGTTCGCACACAGTGCCGCTCAGCAAACAGGCGCTGCGCGTTCTTCAGGTTATGGAGCCCGTCAGTCGCCATCGCCCGTGGGTGTTTCCCAGCATCCGCAAACCACTGGAGCATATGCACCAGCAAACCGCGAACGCCGCGCTTATCCGCATGGGGTTCGGCGGCGAGCTGGTCGCCCACGGCATGCGCAGCATCGCCAGAACGGCAGGAGCAGGTCATTTTCCCCGTGAAGTCCTGGAGTCTGCGCTGGCACACCAGAAAGAAGACGAGATCGAAGCGGCCTACAACCGCAGCGACTATCTGGAACAAAGGCGGCCTCTCATGCAGTGGTGGGGAAACTACGTTGATGCTGCCAGACGGCAGGCATTGCTCGGTGAAGAAGAACCGCTGCGGATCGTGGAAGGAGAATAACGTGACCAGTCCCATTCGTCAGAATCTGTTTGAACGGGAATGTGATATGCCGCTGCTGGAAGCGCGGCATCTCGCCCTTTTGCTTCTAGGCCTCGATGCTTCCCAACCGGCAAATGCCCTGCCGGAAGAACATCAGGAAAATTATCGAATCCTGCATGACGCCATCAGCCGAACCATCAAAGCCACAGGCATGGTCAGCGCCCCGGCAAATAAACGCATGTTCTATGCCGATGAGATGTTCGCGCTGGCCTGGCGGCTTATTGATGAGGAACTCACTCCGCCAGAAATTAAGGCCCGCAGCCTGAAGGCGGTGATGAAACTGTCGCGTCACAGTCGCGGCCGCAAATGGCTGAAGACACTCGGCGATGACGCGCTGCCGGATCTCACTGCTTCCGCACAACCTTCCCAGCGTGGGATGCATAAACGCGACAAGGCACGGGAGAATACTGCCCGACTCTGCTGGCTACTGGTTCAGCTTTTGGTTGAGGAGACTGACGGGCGTTATGGGACGTCGGATAAACCGGCTTCGGATGGGATACTTCGAAAGCTGAAGGCGCTGGCGCAGGAGCGGGAAGTGCCGTCGGATGGGCTTGGCCGGGGGACGTTTTATGAGGTGTTGAAGATGGGAAGGCGGGAAGAAACTAAGTGATTTAAATAAGGAAATCTTTACTTAATATAAAGATTTCCGGATTTAAACGAAAAGCAATTTACAGATTAAGTGTATGATCACCCTTAGGATAATAAGGCCCAACACAAAACGCTGTATTGTTCAATTCAGGAGATATCATTGATGTTGTGAATATAAGTTGATAATTGTCGTGTAGCTTTTGACATTCACTAATAATAACATGCTGGAAGTTATGACTTCGCGCTTCTACCATTCCTTTATCTTCGATGTTATCCATGATCATAAAATTAGGTAGACGAGTTTCAGGATCGTCAACGCAGTGTAAGAAAATAGCAAGTCTTATACTATTCTTAAAGATAACCATTGAACTAGCAGAAAACTTACTCATACCATCTAGGTACATTCTATCTCTAGCGAAATCAATTATAACATCCCCAGGACTATCAAATGCTGGTTCATTGCCATCATCAGATATAAGTAAACGTTTAGTAATATTTTCTATATCTGAATAAACAGACACTTGTCTCTCGGCTTGTGCCTTGTCCAAGGTATCTAATTTTTCCTTAATTTCAAGAATCCTTCTTTGAGCCTGTTGTTTTTCAAGCAACAAGGAATTTATTTTAGCGATCCCACTTCTATTTTCCTCAAGTGAAAGAATTGCGCCTTCAATAAACCCTATGTTTTTCCCAATTTCGACAATCAAACTTTCTTTTTCAGATGGGATAACGGAAAACGTCTTAAGATTCCTAGCAATTTCGTTTATTTTAAGATTTATTTTTTCTAGGGAAATTTTTAATTCTGTAACTTCAACCTCAAGATTCTTTATTACCTGATTACTTTCTTTTGCTTGGAAATTTAGATTATTTAATTGTTTTACATAAGCATCATCCGAAGAGTTTTTGTTATGTTTGCTTTTACATAGCCCACAACTATGTTTATCACTATTGCTCTCAATAAGACTCAAGCAGGAAGGACAGTATTTAAACTCAATGCTACCAAGAGAAAAATTTACAGCTTTAGAATGAAGTAAAGCATCTTTTCTTGATTCGAGGGAAATCAAAAACAATTTAGTATCATTTATTTCTTTTGTTAAAGAAAGAATATCCTCTTCAATTTTAAGTCGTTGCGCAACTAATTCCATGTTTTCGCTTTGCAACTTAGATAAAATTGTCTGTTCTTCTTTATTTAGATTGGTATTTCCACTAGAAAGTAATGACTCCATTTTTTCATTAAGAGCATCAAGCTCCATTGAATAATTATCAATCCTCTCATTCAACGAATTCTCATTAACTCTTACATTATCACCACCAATTATTTTAAAAATAGCATTGGCTTCAGAGTTATATTTTTCGAAGCGTTTAGTTTCTGATAACAACTCCTGTCTTAAATTGTGAGCTTCTAAATCATCAATGCCAAGAAGATATTCGCCAATAGCACGCCTTAAATTTGGGTTATCAAAATTCTTTTCTTCTTTTAATAACTTTGTCGTTGCTGATAATTGATCAATATACATAAGTCGCATTATCTGATGAAGTGTTAGATTACGCTCATCATCAGTTTTATGCCTTGGCAGCCCTAGTAACTCAAAAATTTGCTGAGAGAAACTATGCAACGTATCGCTTCTTCGATAAGGATAGCTTGTCCATTGAGCACCACATTTAATTGCTGAATCAATTGTACCTTCATGTAAGTGCATTTTTGAAAGGCCGTTTTCAACAATATTTCTTTTTAAAGTGACCCTGATTCCATTAAGTAAAACTTGTGCGAAAACATTGTCACAATAAGATTGATGCTGAGTCCAATCAGTTATAACGGATCCTAAAGCATATGAAAGTAGATCTACAATGGTTGATTTACCTGTACCATTCCAACCTCTTATGATGTTTACACCCTTATGAAAATACTGATCATAAACGAATTTTTCATTTCTTGATACCGCGAATCGTTCTACAAGTAAATGGGGTTTAACCATTTTTTTCGACCTCATCATATCTATACTCCATGAGTCCCGTTCTTTTTTTAAGGCCATTTGCCCCATAAAATTCTATTTTTTGGAACTCTTTAGAAACCAGAATAAACCATTTATTTTTTTTGATTGCTGCTTCATTTAATGATGCTACTAATTGATCTGGCAAATTTGTTTCTGTTCTCTTAATCATACCGTTCTCAAAACTTTTCATATCAATTAATTGTTTTGATAAGAGATGATAAAATGCAATCGACTGTATTCTTCTTAACTCAACAAATATTCTATTGGGGTTTTGTATATTCTCATATGGCTCACATATTTTTTGTATTTCTTTTTTATAGATTCTCAACTCACTTGGAAATGGTTTTATAGATTTTAAGAGACTAGGAAAAAGCACATAAAAATCCATAAGCCTAAATAGCTCAATATCTATTTCACAATGATTTTGCTCTTGCAATAAAAGTAACGTTCTAAAAACACAATGATTTGCGTCAAATATGGGATGATATATTAACAC